ATTCTATCTCGAGCTTCGTCTGTATATGATGCAACCAATTTCTCAGTGGCGTCCTTGCGCATTGATAATTCTTTTTGTTTTTTACAAAATAGAGCTTCAAATTCAACCAATGTCAAATATCTATTAAGCGGAATCTTTTCACCATTAATAGAAATTTGCGATAAAGGCTCAAGGCCTGATTCAGAGCATTGATCGAGTAAAACGAATCGGTAAGCATTATGAGTTTTATCACCATACTTCTTGATAAGTTTTACTGGGTCAACTACTCCCATCGAAAAACCGCAAGCTTGATTCTGTTGAGTTCTGAACGCTTTTGCGATAACTCCCAATTCTTGATTGTAGTCAAAATGACGTTTAGTTTCAGGAAAACTGAGAACTTCTTCGTCCATTAAGACCAACAATTTAAAATCAACACGTCGATCAAAAGCATTTGAATCTTTAAGAGAATATTTATCTTTCAAAGTTGAATTTGTTGTTAAAATAATTAAATCAGATGTGAAATGCATATTTTTATCTTCAATAGAGGCCATATTTACATTACATGGAGCTGCATTTTTATAATGAATAAATTTTTCATACATTTCATCAGGATTACCTTCTTGTGTCTGTTGTTGACAAGCATCATCGAATAAATAAATTTTTTGTCCATGATAGCCATTAACATATTCGTTGCCACCGTCAGCATAAATCTCATTTTTCATCATATATTTCAATTCTTTTTCTGATGTGAAACCACAACTCATGAAATAAGTGGAATATAAAATGTTGAGCAATGTAGATTTACCATGACCTGGTGGTCCACATAATACGACGCTCAAAGGTTCTTTTCTGAAACCTTTAGTTTTGTTAAAATATTTTTGTTGAACATCTTTACATTTGTTCTGTAACATAGTCAATTGACTCTTTACAAGCCCAATTACGGAATCCAAAGATCCGTCTCTTGCGCGTTGTAATGCGATCAAATGAGATTGTCCAGCCAAATACAAGTGTTCGATTTTATTATCGTATAAATCCTTCTGTTGAGGTGACAAATCGGTCATGCCAACTGGTTCTTCATCGTCAAGATCCATGAATTCACGGACATCAC